CTCATCACCGCCTCCCGGTCAATATAAACTTCTTCGCCTTTTCTGATCCCCCAGTCGGGGGAGATGTGCGTATCCTCCGTCATCCGGCAGACCAGGTCATAGTCTGTGATCTCATCCAACCATCCGTGCAGGACATAGGGCTGAAAGAGGAGTTTGACCGGTTTGCCGATGAGCGGGTTTGGCGCCACCGGTACTGGTTCCATAATGAGTCGCAGCATACAGCGGACATCATATCTTGTCCAGTATGTTAAATTACTAAATCCCAGACTGTAAACTTTGTGTTAAGTAATAAGTTGTAATTCTCAAAATATTGGCACATTTCTATACTTATTCGATTTAGAGCTGGTGTGATCAGGAACGGACCAGGACAATTAGTACTCGGTCCTTCCTGATATATAACCAGCTATATAAATGATATTTCTTGAATTACATATCTGTGCTAAATAGTTATCCTCATAATACTGATACATTACTTTACCCAATAGATGTATTCCGGTTGGATATTCCTGGAGCAGATGAGTTATCGACTCATAGATCCAGGAAGCTGCTCACCGGAACAGTAAACAAATGTATTCCTTGAATAACTTCGAATGTATTTCGCTTATTTTACAAGTCCTCAAATGAATGGCACATCACTTTACTCTCATGATAATTATAAATATGACCTGATCGAGAACCTGAGGTGAGAGGCTATGCAGCCTTGTAACCTCCGGTGAACGATCAATAGTTCATACTTTAGAATATGAAATTTTCTTCTTGAACTTGCCTGCTGTGCTGCTTTATAAACCCTCATAACAATCGACACATTTATTTATCTTCATTGATATAATCCAGATGATTATATGGTACCCGGAGTAGATACTGAAGGATGTAATCCTTCAAGGATAGAATCGGGGTACCTAATATATAATCTGGATATTAAACACTTGTTCCTCGGATTCATTTACTGTGTGTTCAGATTGTAGTTACAATATTGCCACTAAAGTATTGTACGCTGCTCTTCTGGTTAAAATAGCATTCTGCATACAACCTATTGTCAAATAACCTTCAATTTCTTTACTCTTAGATTTATTTCGATTAGCCTTTACGTTCCGACCAATACCTCTAACAACACAACCATCCGGCTTATCCTTAACATAGCCAAGGCCACCAACTTTATGTTTCCCAGTTTCAACGGCTCTAAGGCAATCCATTACGAATTTATTCAATTCATTAATATCAACCCGAACATTACATACTGGAAGGGTCTGAGTCGCCCAACTATATTCTCCATTGCCTTTATATAAATATCGGTTAACCGAATCCACAGCCTTCTTCAACGTAATACCACGTTTTCTGATGGTTCTTGATTCTATTTCTTTCTGGAAGGTTTTAAGACGATTGGGAGAGAAAGAAATCATACTTCCCTTAATGCTGAAACCTAGAAATTTAAACCACTTGTCCATAGTCAGGTACTCTACTTTCTTGGGATTCAAATTCATTGATTTTTCGGCCAATCTCTTTTGTAAAATGGTCATAGCCTTTTCATAGTCCGGACCAACGAACAACATATCATCCGAATACCTTACGTAAAACCCATTCAATTGGGACAGTTCATCATCCAGGCTATATAGCAACACGTTGGCTAACCAGCTTGCTACTGCGCATCCTTGTTTAAGTGATTGATATTTTTCATGCAGTTCGTTGTTCTCATCGAAATACAATCCGCAATGATAGTATTTTCTTAATACATCAATTAACACAGAGTGACCATACTTAGCTTCTACCTTATCAAAAGCTGCGTCAATAAACCGGATAGGAACAGTGTCGAAATATTTACTTAAATCAGATTTCCAGCCCACATAACCATCACTTTTCATGTCAACAATTGTGTGACTTACTTCCAAAACCACTTTACCGCAACCAATACCGACCTGATAAGATTTACAAGCAGGATGAATCATCTCTGGCATTAAATCAAATAACAAATCGTTCGCGATGTTTAGGATTATACGGTCAATAGGTTCATTGACATATACAGTACGAAACTCTCCGTTATCCTTCGGGATTTGTGCAATATGTGGTGGTGTTATTTGATATTTACCATTCAACATAGCTTCTGCCATGCGAATTCTGGTTGGTTCTTCTGTCAGTTTGATAAGTTCGCTCTTCCGAATATCCTTCAGAACGCCTTTCTCAATTGCTTTTGTCCATCTATTAATGTCGAAGAACATTGTAAGAATCTTATCTTTCATTTTATATCTCCTTTCTTTTTGAGTTGTTCCTTATATCTCCTGTGCTCACGAATTGTTGCTGCCCATTCTGCTTTTGTAGGTTTGTATCGCCCTTCTGCTTTACGTTGTTGTAAACTCGCTTTATTTTTCAAATATTTGTCTGGGCAACAAATAAATTGAATAAGACGCTTGCTCACTCCAAATATTTTAGCAAGTTTAGAGTAACTGATTAATTGCTTTTCTCTCAACCATTTTATATATTCTTTTTGGTCTGGAGTGAGCTTTATTCGTCTATCATATTGGGTTCCAGCGATACGAATCTTTTCTGATTTATACGGCATCGTTTTTAGGATACATTAAATCATCGTGTAAATTGTTAGGACATCGTTCATCAAACCAATGCCAGACATCAATCTTTAAGGTTCCGGCCGGGAAGTTGAGAAAGTCTTCTTCAATCTCATCATCGTTATTGACCGGAATGTCTCCAAACATTTCCCATAATTCTGAAAGGGTGCATAATTCTACATGCTCTTCACAAATGCCACACCAGCAATCTTCTTCCTCAACTGAATCATTATAGCTGATTTCATCTGTGTTTGGATTTACCCATGCTCTTTCTTCAACATTATTACTTCCACATTTGGGGCAATACAGTGAATCTAATGGCTTTTTCATTTTTACTCCCTTCTTCTTGAAGGATATATCAAATTGTCGGAGATTTGAAAGTTCAGTAAGAACCATTTCCGTTACAAAAGCTCTCATCTTATTTATCTGTTCATCTGATGATATTCCCCATACATTAGCCGCAGCTTGTACTGCATTTTGCATTGAGAAACATATTTGCGTCCAGTCATCGTACTCTTTTTTATCTTCGAGGATTTCATAGATTAGCGTTTTCGCTTTCTCAATATATTCTTGATTGAATGATTTTGATGTTTCCATATAACTTCACAATTAGTTTAATTTATTATACCATTCTATTTCAGCATCATTTGCTTCACGATACAGCATATATACACCACCAATAGTTGAGTTGTAAATAAGGGTGTATCCATCCTTTTGATGTACGGAATCAGTGCCATTATTCACCCACCTTGGTTCTTCGCTGCGAATATCATCGTCAGTCCATTCATCGCTATCCCATTGCTTTAGATAATCAATAACAGCTTCTCCATTCGCATCGGTAAAAACAGTTCCATACCCTTTACCATCGTATAGTTTATCACATTCGTCCAGCATGTCTCCGTACTGGACATCAATGACAATTCTATAAAGCTTTTGATTTCCCATTGAACTTAAATGCGGCATAACTATCTTTTCTTATTGCGTTTACGATCTCTTCTTATTTGTTTCTTGTTGCGCCCACTTTTAGTGGACGAACCTTTATATGTAGGAGGAACCCGTCTCCACGGAGTCGATTTCTCTTCATAGTCTTCTATTCTTTCAAAATAGACCGTAGGTGGATTTTCAAATAATATCATATTCATTTTTGCACCGTTTTGAGGGTTAATATTTCTTCCCATGCATCTTCTCACGGAGTTCGTTATATCTCATTTTTTGTTCGATGTGCCAAAACAGATCTATTTCAAGATGCTTTGCAAGTCCAAAAATTGATACTATCATATCATTTACAGTTGTAGGAAAATCAAATAGTCCATCATATCTAACAGGAAGCGTGGAAATAGCATATATAGTCTCTGTAAATGTCTCACTGACACAAGAGTCAGCAGAATCATCTATAACATCTGAATTAATATCCTTCATTGCAGGTTCAAGGCTTATCCCTCGAAGCCCAGCCAAATCAAGTAGGTGAATAACGGCATCAGCTAACTCTTCCTCTATTGACCCTTTGATTGTTTCATTGTATGCAACTTCGTAACCGCGCTCTTTGGGAATGTCTAGGTCTAACCCTTGACAAATACGACTGGTTGAGATTTTCTTCTCAAACCAATCAACATTAGCACGCTTTCCCCTTCTATCAGCTTCCACAGCTTCCATTAGTTCGGATATTATGAGACAGAGAAAATGTTTATTACTCAATTCCGTATCATGGAATCCATGTTCACAAGCGATTTTATATGTTTTATCCCTTAATTCGTTGAGATTCATTGCCAATTACTTTAAAAATTACCAAACCCTGATGTCATAGTCTCTAAAATAATATTCCAGTTCTTTTATCCCTTCCAAACTGTGCAGTCCACCCTCGCCAATTACTTCAATATCAACAGATATTTCATAGTCTGTTTTAATATTTACCTTAGAACTATTGAAAGTTTTTTTCACGCATTCTAAAATACTTGAAGAATCTGTACCATTTTTTACTATATTGAGTATCATTGTTTTTTGAATTTTAATTATGCAACATCATCTA